GTGATACATATTCAATTTCAATATTTTGCTCACCAATAAATTCTGGTATTTCTTTAAACTTATTATTTCTAAGTAATATATTGAAACATCTTGTTATTAATGGCTGTAATAATTCTGATTGTAGTCTACCAAGCACGGGACCTAGTATTCTCATTTTTTCTTCGTTTCTTTGGATAACCTCAGTTGCGGTCATTTGTGGTCCTTGTACGGATAGCAATTGGTCTACAAAAAAGTTTTGTCTAATTGCATCACGTCTTTGTTCTTCCATTTGAATACCAACAGGATTGTTTGCACCAATGTTTAATGGTTCAATTCTTTCTCTGGTTCCAGCTCTGTAGTAATTTAATCCTCCAGGCACGGTTCTAATAGGCATCATAAAACCATCATCAGGCACCATCAATGGTGGGTCGATTTGTTTTTGTGCAGCCTTGATAGAAGTTTTAGACATTAAATTTAACATCTTAACATCTGGTAATGCGTTCATTGCTGGACTTCTACCGTATGTCTCATTAGATGATTTTAAATATCTAGGAACTGCATACGGAAATTCTTTAAAACTTTTTTCAGATAATAAAAAACCAGAGTCTTCGTGAACATAACAAGAAACATATTTATTATTTCCATACTCTGTTGAAGGGTACACACTATGAATAATATTTATATTATCGTGTGGTGCATTATTAAATTTTTTAGCAAGTTCTTCTGGAAGCTCTGCTTTTGGAAAAGCATTGTAAATGTTTTTAGCTTGCATTTTAAATTTACGAGTTAAGCTATCAACATTGCCTTTTTCATCTTCGGTTATAAAAATTTCTGAAATATGAATATTTTTAAATCTAATTTCGTTTTCATCATCTTCTGAAATAAAAAGAGCTGCAGTACCAAATGCAATTAAGTCATGGTACAATTCAAATATTTCTTGTTGGAAATTACTTCTATTGAAAGCTTGATTTAAAACTCTTGTGCAATCTTCTAACCATTCTGTTGCTTCATCCTCCTGGTTCAACTCATCATTTTTATATTTTAAATAAAACCATGGTGAAACGGTATTGGTTAGCATGCCATGTAAAGATGCAGCTAATAATTCTAAAGCATGTGTTGCAGTACCATCAAAAATAAGCTCATGTCTTTTATCACCCTTACTTCTGTTTTTAGTTATGTCTGCTTTTCTAGGTAACATATAATCAGCAACATCTTGCCAATGACTTTCCCAGTTTTGTCTTTCAGTTCTAAGAGAAGCATATCTCTCTAATATCATTTTAGCTTTTGGTGTTATTTGCATATGTTATCCTAATAATGTTTTCTTTTTTGTTTCTACTTTTGTTAAATCACCTTGAGCTGATGTAGCAATTGAATATTTTCTTCCTTTTCTTTTTGAATTTATCATACTTGATGGTTTTTTTTCTTGTTTAATTTCTTTTTTTATTTCTTTTTGTACTGGTTCAACAGGTTTAACAATTCCTTTGTCTTTTGCCAAACTAACAACTCTAGAAAATCCACCCATAATTTATCCTAATAAAGTTTTATTATAATTATTTTTATTTCTATTTCTATTTTTAGAAAGTAAAGTTTCTTTTTTTTGTTTTGGTTTTTTAATAACACTTTCTTCTTTTGCTTTTCTCATAACATTAATTTCTTTATCAGAAATTTTATGTTTTTTAAAAAAAGTTTGTTTAGGGTCTTTTAAAGCTTCATTAATAATTTTTTCAAAATTTGATGCCATTAATTATCCTAACAAAGTTTTTTTAGCGACTGATGTACCACCTAAAGATTTGTTTTCAGTTAGAATAGTTGCACGTCTGCCTTTTCTTTTAGTTTTAAGTGCATCACTCATTCCAGCAGCATCTGCAGCTTGCGATGCAGTTGTTTCAACCACCGTTGGTTTTGGAACTGGCGGTGGAGCAGGTGGTGATGGTTTAGAAACAAATCCTCCCATATTATCCTCCTAATAAAGTTTTCTTTTCTGAATTAGCTTCTTCATCTAATCCACCTCTTGAAGTTAGTATCGTTGATGCTCTACCACTTCTTTTTCTTTGTAATTCTTTTTGTTTTCTTAAAGCTTCAGCTTTTCTTTCCTCATCGTCAAAACTTGGAGCCGCTGGCGGTGGTGGCGGCGGCGGGGGTAACGCAGGCATTTTTGGTGTTAAAAAACTCATAGTTTAATCCTTATAAAATTTTATAATCTGATATTGCATTAGGAAATCTTTTACTAATATTTTCTTGATTTGGCAACTCATCAATTGCAATTGCCATATATCTAAACGCATCGTTAGCATGAGAACTCCAATCGTGAATTGGTTTGTTTGAGAACATTCTCATCTTTTCATTGTACTTTCTATGATAATGTCTAAGCGCATCTATTAATGGTCGGCAGTTTTCAAGATCAATATAAACTCTAGGAAATATCATTTTAGCAGCATGAATACCGTCTTCTAATGGTAATTTTGGTAAAATTTTAAAATTTATACCTAGTTGGTAAGCAACCTCGCGCCTTGTTTTACCTAGGCTAAATTCAGTAACTTCAATATCATGCGGTGCATAATGATGTTCGTAAAGGTAATCTTTTTGTTTGATGATGTTTACATAGTGCGGCAAGCCTTCTCGATTGTTTTCATAGTAATCAATTATTCTAACGGTGTTACCTAATTGTTGAAAAAAGATAATAGCGGTGGAATCTCCTACACCGATGTCCCAAACTGTACTCACTAAAAGACTAGGGTCATATTCAATTCTGCTTATCCTACCTTTTTCTTCTGCTTGCTTAACCAGATTGCCATATATTGAACCCTCGATGTTGGCAATCCAATCACACTCAAATTCTTGTTTATATTTAGCTTCACCCATTTGAGCTAAGGCAGCATCCAATTCTTCCTGGTCAATAATTTTAGTTTTAGATACTGGAGCTGTAAATGCTAGCCACTTCTCATCTTTAACTGCATGTTGGTAAATTTCATAAAAAAAATTTTGCATGCCAGCGGGAGTACCTATGAAATAACAAAACCCTTTACGATCTGATAATGCAGGTCTCAAAATTTCATTCCAAAGTTTAGGGTCCACTTGTGCGGTTTCATCTATGCAGACCCCATCCAGGAATATACCCCTTATGCTTTCTGCATTTTCAGAAGACAATAATGTTATACGGGAACCATTAGGTAAGTCGCATCTTAATTCTGTTTCGTTATATCTTGTGCCAGGTATCTGAGCAGTAAATTGTTTTATGTAGTCCCATGCAATGGACTTTGCTTGCTTATATGTAGGCGCTACGTATGCAAATCTTGGGTTTGGCAACGGGTGCATAAGTGCGGCTTTTATTAAATGATTTAAAATACAAACGGTCTTACCAAATCTTCGGTGGCAGTTAAGGACCGCGAACCTGTGCTTATCTAGCAAGTCGTGAAGTTCTTGTTGTTGGGGTCGTGGTGTATATAATTCTATGTGCATTAATGTATCGTTGGTACGCAATCAAATAAACTGCTTGCGGTTTCGTAATTCATGCCAGATTTGCTTAACATATAACTTGCAAAAGCTTCTGCAACATCAGAGTTTTCAAAACCATGAACATGTATAACTAGACTATTAGTTTCTTTGTCTACAAATGCAAGTGTTGTTAAAGGGTCTTTTATTTTAGGTTTTTTGTTCTTCATAGTCTTTGTCTCTGTGTGTCTGTGTCGACAAGTCGGGATATATATATATTGCGACCTGCGACCAGTTTAGCGGGTATAGTGGCATTTTTACAACACAATGTTGCATTTTTACATGCTATAAGTTGTGTCTCAGATATTAAACCCGCGATAATCTTTATAATATCTTAACTTTAATTGTTTACTTGTGTCTTGGTTGTGTGTTCTTCTTTTGTTCGTACTCCATAACACACGCGCGAGACTCTGTCTTCTCTAACAAAAAAACCAACAATCAAGCCTTCTTGTTATTAGCAGCAAAGTTGGCTGCAGCTTCTTTACTACCAAACCCCCACTTCTTTAAAGCCAGCGCCAGGCGCGTTGGCTCTCCATCTTTATTCTTCATTGGTCCCTTCATCCCAGCAAACCTAGCTGCAAAGCTTACTCGTCTTGGATTAGTTCCAGATTTAACTGGTGGTTTGAGATTACTTCCTTCCTTACGTTTAAAATATTCTCTACCTTTTTCAGTTAGTCCGCCTGTTTCTGATTTATGTTCTTTTCTCATTTACTTTCTCTTAGCAGTTTTAGCAGCTCTTTTAAATTGTTTTCTAGTTGGTGCGCCTTTAGTTCCAGGCTTTCTCATTCTCTCATTTGAGCCAGCTTTTATTCTAGCTCTCTTAGCATGAATATTTGCATAAAGACCTTTTTTCATAATTTCCCTTTGTTTTATTTTGTAACATTTATTTATTAATTATTTTAACAATCAATGATTGACATATTGTCAAAAATAACTAAATTAAGATTATAACTAATAAAGGAGAAAATCAATGATTAAAGTACAAGAAACAGCATCGACACTTCAAGAAGGTGTTAAGAACATGATGTCTGGTGCTAAAGAAGATTATATCAGATGGTCAACGAACAATGGTAAAAAAGAACTTTCTGGTTATTCTAAAGAACAAGTTGAAAAATGGGATGACAAAACCAAAATCACAGAAGGTAAAAAATACATTAAAATTGTTCAAGATACTGGAGTGTTTGCTTTTGTTGTTAAAGAAGATTTTAAACAATTCAAAAAAGGTGATGTTTTAAAGGCTGCAGGCTACAATGCTCCTGCATTAAACTCACCAAGAGGAAACGTTTTAACTGGGAACTATCCTATTCAATGGACAGGTCCTTTGTATTTAAGATAATTAACCCTCAATTACCTCGGGAGCCTTTTCTGGCTCCTGGGGTCTTCCCCAAGAAATAGTAATTTTATTATCCGATTTAACTTCTTGTTTAACCTTATCTCCAAAAATACCACTAGCTAACTTAGATGCTAACCATCTCGCGTGGTGCGCTAGTTCTCTAGTCTGTTGAAAATATTTAGGGTCTTGAGGTTTACTCAGCATCTCATGTATTTGGTCAAGGATAGTGAACGTTCCAACTTCTCTTGCTTTCATAATTTGCTTATGAAACTTATCATCATCACGCATTTTACGATAAACCACAGACAATGAAGGATAGTTTTTATCCTTACAAATTTCAGTTAAAGTTTTACCGTTTTCAAGCTTCTCTATAATATTTTCTATTTTTTCTAATTGCATTTAAAATGTACTCATCTGTTTTGTTTTTATATTGTGGTAAGTTTTTTAAAGATTTCAACTGTCCTTCAATTGAAGTAGGACCAGTAGACATCCCTGCATGATACTTACAGCGGTAATGACCTGTTTTCATCAGATTACCTTTACACCTGCAACGTACCGTAAACTTAGAACCCCTGGTGTAACTCTCACATTGTTTTAGTAGTTTGTTACGACCAGGCATACCACATATAGTA